CCAAAATTAAATGTTGAGGATTAAGGGTTAGTCATGGGTATTGTAACAGTAGATACAAAATATGGTCCAGTAGATGTCACTATAGCAGGGGATAATCCTACGACTCAAGAAGTGTTTAAGTTAGATGATATTAAATTTAACACAAAGAGATACCTTTCTGAAGATGTATTGGCTGATTACGAAAAAACACAAAGTGGATTTGATTTAGAATTTGATTCTGAAACTGGGGTAAAAGATGCGGCTCTTCGCGGTAGGCTTGGTTTGGCTGAGAACGAAGATGAAGAGATACTTGCCCTTCAAGAGAGTGGTCTTGGTGAGGGAGACTATACCAGAGACAACAGAGGCAGATTGGCAGTAACCCCACAGGGTGCTGGCAAGCTAGGAATGGAATCAGACAAAAGCATCTTGATAGATGAGGCTGGATTTACACGTTACGACTTTGCTGATTTGTCTGGATTAGCTGCGCCAGTAACAGGCGCTATTGCTGGTGCTATTGCGGGTCAAGCATTGATACCAGTTCCTATTCTTGGCGCTGTAATAGGCGCAGCTTTTGGTGGTGGTGGCGGTAATCTTGCTGAAGAAGCTATTGAAGCTAACATGGGTACATCCTCTCAAACAGCGTTAGAGATTGCAAAAGATACAGGGAAAGAAGCTCTTATAGCGGCTGCGGGTGAAGGTGTAGTTGGTCTTATCGGAAAAGCGTTTGGAGTTGGTGTTAAAGGATTTGGAGGCTCTAAGTTAAGCCCAGATCAAGCCACGATGATAGATAGGTCTATAAGGCAGGGTGTTGTTCCTGCTCCCGGTCAGACTGGTGCAAACCCAATTATAGCTCGTGCAGATGCAACCAGCGAACAAATTTTTAAAGGAAGCCCAAGAACTAAAGCAAACAATAAGGCAATAAACGAGAAACTTGATTTATTCCGTTCGTTGTCTTCTGCTGAAGCTGACAAAGGCGCTCTTGTAGGTTCTTTTAGGGCAGCGACACGAGAAGCAGACTCAACAATACTAAAAGCAGAATCAGAAGCATCCACAGCAATTCTTAAATCTATGGAGAGTGTGGCTGACGATTTGGGACGAGCTTCAAAAACTGATGCAACATTAAGCGATGATTTATATGGAGCCTTTCGTTCCGCCTATCAAAATTTTGATGCTATGGCGACAAGTAAATTTTCTAGGATACAAACCGCATTAGATGACGCAGTAGGAACAGTAGATTTTATTCCTACTAAGGATATTGCTATACGAGCGGGTGAAATGAAAAAAACATTTGCTTCATCTCAAGATGGAACAACTGGGGGTAAAATGTACTCCCTGCTAAACAACATAGAGAATCTAGGTCCAAAATCATCTTTTAAAACTATTTACGAAACTAGAAAAAGTTTAAACGATTTTCTGCGTATGAACTCAGGTGGGGTAACTATACAGAGAGAGGGACGTTTAATACTAGACAAAATTGATATTCGTTTGGACCTCTTGAAAAGAACAGATAAAACGGGACGCCCAATGATAGAGCGTTTTGCTCTTGATTCAGGAGCCGGGTATACTGATGCTGGCGTAAAAACAATTAAAAACGCTGCTGATGATCTTCTTGACGCTCGTAGATTTTATGAAAAAGGTATGAGGTATTTTGATGATGTAGGGGCTTCTGCGAGTATAAAAGCAATTAGAGAAGACCTTAAAAATGGCATACGTCCTGACGTAACTCAGACAATGACAAAGCTTGTTGCAAACAACAAACCAAAAACCCTTGTAGCTGCAAGAACAGTTTTTGATGAATTTGGTGGAAAGGGGTCCTTTGATTCCTTCCAAACTCGCATGGCTGGAGCTTGGCTAAAAGAAAATTTAGCAACATCAATAAATCCTTTACGTCCAGATAAATTTAGTCCTTCGGCATTTAAGAAAAAAGTTGATGCGCTTGGAAGCACAGCAGACCAATTGTTTGGAAAGCAAGCAAATGAAGTGCGAAGACTTGCAAATCAAATTGACGCTATTTCATTAAAGAACGTAGATCAAAAGATTATAGATCGTGTGGCCCTAGAAGGTGCAGAAGGTAATCCAATTAATCTTCTAAGAAATCTCAAGTCAGTACAGGAAGAAGCTGCATCCATTAACAAAGATCAACTGTTAAAGCAACTTAGAGATAAAGATTTATCAATCGAAAAAGCTGCTGATATATTAACTCAAGGCTCAACAAAAACGGCGTCCATAACAAAAGTTATGAAGTATTACAAAAACGAGCCAGAGGCTATGGAGCAGCTAAGGTCTGTTTACATGGAAAATATCATAGGCGATTTTGGTGAAAACTTCCTAACAAATCCAAAGCAGTTTAAAGAGTTTGGAAATAGATTAATCAAAGAACATAGTTCTGGAAAACTACCCGCCGTGTACGGAAAAGAATTATCCGATGATATGTTGGAGTTTGGTCAGACTTTGGTTTTCAACTCTCAAACTGTTGATGGCGGTGGTTTGATTGCCGCAAGTGTAGCAGCAAGCCCTCTTCAAAATTTAGGAACATTGTTGAGGTTTGGAGTTATAAGTCGTGTCTTCTCAAGCCAAGTATATTACAAAGGACTACAGAAAAGAGTAGATTTAGCTATGGGTAAAGGCGTATCTAGGCCAGCGGCTTTAGCTAAAGTTATTGCTCAATCCCTTACCTCTGCTGCTGGGCAACTTGGCGCTCAAACAACTGACGAGTCCATTTCTTCTGGTATTGATCAAACAGAAAAATTTATACAAAATTCTCAAGAATCCTTACCTAACACTAGAACTACAAGCCAATCTAATATTCCAATTCCAGAGGTTTCTCCAATATTTGAAATTCCAGAAATTCAATCAGCTTCACTTCAACCGCAACAGTCAATTAGAGATCGCGTAAGGGATAACCCAGCACTGGCTGCATCACTGCTGGGCGGTTTAAGCAACATAGGGTTCGTTTAATCTTCTAAGACAGAAGACAGACCACCAATTCCCGTTGCCATTGGTAGCGGGACTTTGCTCTTTGTGTTGACATGAGAGCTAATATCACCGTAGGTTTCTTCTATCATACGTGAAAGCTGGCGTCCTATAGCACGATCTTCGTGCTCCGCGATAAATACCAGTTTATCATACGCTTCTATAGATACGCCTACGGACTTATATTTTCCGGGGTTTGGCATGAGGTTTCCTTCCCATAAATGACTTTCCCTAATGTATATAATCCCAAGCTGCGTGGGTCAAGACCCAAATACGGAAACAAGAAAGTTACCATCCAAGGTATCAAGTTTGATTCTAAGTGGGAAGGCGAGCGGTACTTATACCTCAAGTCGCTCGAACGCGCAGGGGTGATCAAAGACCTTGAGCTACAGGTTCGCTTTAACTTGATGGTCAATGATCAGAAGATATGCGCCTACGTTGCTGACTTCTGTTATAGCAGAGAAGACAAGGATGGCGTGTGGCATTATATTGTTGACGATGCCAAGGGCGTTGAGACGCCTGAATTTAAGCTGAAGAAGAAGTTAATGAAGGCTTGTCTGGGGATTGATATTCTGTTGTCGAAGAAGGGGGGCTAGGCCCCCCCTAATCATTATTTGTATTTGGCAATGTGCGCCTTTAGCTTCTTGGCAATACTGTCAAAGTATTTACCTCCTGCTAAAATCGTAGGCTCATCATCCCAATGACCCTCACGATAGTCAATGTCAGCGCGGTTATCCACATCACTGTAGAAGAAGCACAACATATTAAAATCAACCTGAGTTGATGGCTTGATTTTCCCAGACAAGAAGTCTTCGAGAAAAGCAACGTACTGATCTCGTAGAGCTTGTGACCCCACATTGTCAGCACACTCAATGAAGTGTGAAACTTCACTGGAGGTGTAGTCAGGCTTTCCGCGAAAGCTGACCCCGAATGGAATGGTAGTAGACATGGCGTACTCCTTTCAGAGTATTAGAGAAATAGAAGGAAACCTTCATCTGTGTTAATACCACTATATCCCATACTAAGTGGGATGTCAATAGTTAATATAAAAAAAATTATCTAAAAAAAGTTCTTGACACTTCCCCACACCATATGGTTATAGTTGGGACTCTAGTAACAAGCGGAAAGGAATCGACATGGAAAGTCGTGATTTATTTGAAGTTAGAAAAGTTCTAAAAGAATCTATGGCTGATCTTAAAGATCAGTTAAAAGAAGTAGAAGAGAAGCTGTCATCTACATATCTACCAAAAGCCAAGGAGTTACTTGGTTATAATGGTGAAGACTTTGGCACCGTAAATATCTCTCATGGAAACGACATAATCAAAGCAGTTGTCTCCAAGAAAGTAACATGGGACCAAGAGCTTCTTCGTGAGGCTTTGTCTAAACTATCTGATGAGGACGCAAGGCATTATGGCAAGCTTACCTTTGCCGTTGAGGAACGTAAGTTCACAGCCGCACCTCCTACAATAAAGCGGATATTAGAAGATTGCCGCACCACAGAAGTTGGTAGCTTCAAAGTAGAATTGGATACATAAGATGGCATTACAAATCATCTCAGCAGATCAGCGTATGGCTGAAAAGAAAGGCCACAAGATTGTAGTCTGTGGCGCAAGCGGTGTGGGTAAAACCACACTGGCTCGCACTCTAAACCCAGCGACAACTTTGTTTATGGATTTAGAAGCTGGTGACGCGGCTATCGAAGGACACCCTATCGATGTCGTTCGTCCACGTACATGGGCAGATTGCCGTGACCTAGCTTGCTTCTTAGGCGGAGCAAATCCATCCTTGGCTGAAGATCAGCCATACAGCGAATCACATTACAATTATGTAGCGCAGATGTATGGCGATGGCTCAGAGGTATGGCAGAAGTACGATACTCTGTTTGTGGACTCGATTACCGTAGCAGGGCGTTTGTGCTTCCAGTGGTGCTTACAACAGCCAGAAGTACGCTCTGATCGCTCTGGTAAGTTAGACACTCGTGCCGCATACGGTTTGCATGGTCGTGAAATGATGTCGTGGCTTACACACATCCAGCACATCCGCGCTAAGAACGTAATCTTTGTTGGCATCTTGGATGAGGTCACTGACGATTATGGCCGCAAGCAATACAATATGCAGATCGAAGGCGCAAAGACTGGTCGTGAATTGCCCGGTATTGTAGACGAAGTAATCACAATGGCCGTCCTGACAGGTGATCATGGGCAATATCGTGCCTTTGTATGTCAACCTCTGAACGAATGGGGCTATCCAGCCAAAGACCGTTCTGGCAGACTTGATGTCCTAGAGGAGCCTCATCTTGGAAAGTTAATTGAAAAGATGACTGCTGGCCCTAACAAAACCGACAAGGAATTGATCTTTGTCGATCCTACAACTCAAACTTCTAGCGAAGGAGAAGCATAATGCTTAATTTTAATAACGTACCCGAAGATGCAAACCCGCAAAACCAAGAGTTCTCTCTTATCCCAGTAGGCACAATAGTACGCGCCGTGTTGCTTGTTCAGCAAGGGGACGTAGAAGTTCCTGAGTTTGGTCAAGGCCAATGGTTTAAGAAATCAGCAAGCACATCTGCTAAGTGGATGAACCTAGAGTTTACCATTATCGGTGGTGAATTTGATCGCCGCAAGTTCTGGCACAGCGTCTTCATTGATGGTGATAAGCTAGGCCCAAGTGGTATGCCTCTCGCAAAAGAGATTGGTCTTCGCACGCTGAAGTCAATCGTGGAAAGCGCACGCAACATTGATCCTGCTGATATGTCTCCACAGGCACAACAAAATCGTAACATCAGTGGAATGATGGACTTGAATGGCATGGAGCTTTGTGTGAAAGTTGGTGTTAAGAAGGGTACGAACGGTTATAAAGACAATAACCAATTGATGGCTGCTCTTACGCCAAATAATAGCGAATTCTTGCCCCAAGGCAGTATTCCAATGCAGACTACTCCTGCGGCTGGAATGCAACAAGGACAGCAACCAACGGCTCCACAGCCATCTGGTGCAGTACCTTCTTGGGCGCAACAATAATCTAGCGGCAGGGCCATTCCGCGCCTGCTAGAACACGGATAGGGGGGCCG